GAAATTAGGTGAATATCAATCATCTCAGGAAGTAGCTCTTAAAAGTATGGGATTCGTTGAGAAAGAACTGCCCAACGGAAAATGGATACGACTTGATACACCATTGCTCGTGAAACAGCACATTACTGATTGGGAGCAATTGGTAGAACTGGAGTATGCTATGATTAAGTATAATTTCAGTTTTTTTCAGAATGGTGCGACATCAAGTTTTCTCCAGAGTTTATCGGGGATGCTGGAGGGAAAAGTTATAAAAATATTGACAGCCTTGTTGGATTCTTGGTTTCAGAAAAAGTCGCAACTTACAGGGAACTCCACGAATACTACACCTTAGAAGAAGCGTACAAGATGCAGGAAGCAATCATTGTACCTAGGTATAACGAGTGGTTGAGGATGAAGAAGCATAGGTGAGGCATGATATTAGATACGTTTACGTTCTTGTTCAAGCCTGAAGGGCAAGAAAAGGTTAAAGAAGCGGCTAAAGGCTTAACTGATTTCTTTGGACAGCAAGCCGAAGCTCAAAAAGTAAAGCTAGATAACCTGATGGGTGTAGTCGCACCACTCATCGCGGCATATGGAACGTTACGTACAATCATGTCATTTACGGATGACAACGAACAACTCTACAATGTAAGCAATATGACAGGTATTGCTACCCAATCCATGAGAGAATTGGGGTTTGCTACAGAGCAGTTCGGTGGAGGGCTTTCTTCTGCTGTAGGCACTTTGTCACACTTGCAATCAATGATTCAACAAGTGCGCACAACGGGCGGAGGTGCGCTGACTTCTGCGGCATCTAAATATGGTTTAGCATTTAGCAATGACCCAGAGCAATTACTCAGAAATATTGCTAAACGTATGGAGGGTATGAATAAAGCACAGCAAGTAGATTTCGGTCGTATGCTAGGCTTGGATAACCCAACGATACAGTTGCTACAAAAAGGATTAAAGGGTGTAAACGAAGAACTGAAGAGAGCGCATGAACTCAACTTCATGGATGAGGAAACTCTAGAAGCCAGTCATGCTTTAGTTAAAGATATCCGAGAAATGGTTATCTTATTTAAAGGCATGGCACAAACTATGTCCGTTCAGTTTCACCCAGAACTACAAAGCATTGTAAGTGCAATTAGAAATGGTTCTCTGTATCTCTTAAAGCATAGAGAAGTATTGGAGGGAATAGCCCAAAAGGTACTTTTTATAGGAAAGTTATATGCTGGATGGAAATTAGCTTCCCTGCTTACCAGTCCGAAAGGGTTAATGGGACTAGCCGTTGCTGGAGGAGGTCTACTTCATGAGGATTACAAAGTATGGAAACGCTTAAAGAAAACTGGGAATGCTGAATTAGATAAAAAGCTTAGAAACAATACCTTAATGGGTAGGTTATTCGGCATAGGTGAAGATGCCGTAAAGAAATTCGATACTGACTGGAAAAATCTTAAAGATCATGTAGAGAAAACAGTAAAAGATTACATAGAACAAAGTGAATATCTTTCTGGAGTAAAAAGTATTTGGAAAGATGTTTGGGAGGAAATGACCAATGAAGATACTAGCTTAATTGATAAAATAAAAGCTTTAGGACAGGGAATTGCGGATACATTTGAATTAACGTTTAAAACTATAAAAAATAAAATATCTAATACAGAAATAGGTAAATATTTTATTGGTCTATGGGATCAGGTTGAAAAAGATGCGAAAGATCATGGATGGGTAACAGCCATAGGTAACATGTTCTCTACAATGTTAGATGATCTTATAAAAATAATCGAACCTAAGATTAAACCAGTTAAAGATAGTATTAAAAAGTTACTAGGATTCAAGGTAAACGAGAAAGGAGAGGAAGTTAATCCTTTTATCGAGTACATGAAGGAGCTATACAATGAATTTATAAAATGGCTTCAAGGTACTGAAACATACAAGAGTATTAAAGCTTGGTTTGATAACCTCCAAAAGAATTTAGAAGAAGAATTCGATAAGTTTTCTAAGAATAAGAAAGCATCTAAATCCATGTCTACTTTTTTTACTGACATGCTAAGAGATTCTTTAGAAGCAAAGGAGGATGAAACTACGTCTCAAGCGTTAATTCGGAAAATAGGAGAGCTGTTTGAGGGCGCAGTAAGTGGATTACAGAATAGCGAGAAATTCCAGAAAGCCGTAGCTAAATTCAATAAAGATTTTTGGGAAGCGTTGGGCGTGGAAGATAGCGAGAATAAGACTTTTTCAGAGAAGATGGGAAATATCGCTGAGAATTCCATAGATAAATTTAAAGAGGTCTGGAAGAAGAACAAAGAATCCATAAAAAAATCTATAGCTGAGACTATAGCTGAGGGAATTGCTGATGGATTTTCTTCTTTGTGGGACAATATAAAAAATGCAAGTAAAGAGAAGGTAAATGCAGTAGGTGAGTACGCTAGTAATAAATCGGATGAGGCTATTCAATGGTTTAAAAATTTAATGGGTATAAATCAAAATCAAGAATCTAAAAGCCCTACTGCCAATGACATAATACAGAAAGGGGTTCAGAGTGATTTGAACTTATTAGCAGATAAACCTGTGATGAGTACGCAGGAAATAGTAAATCAAAATACAAATAATATAACCACTAACAACTCTACTACGAATAATACTAATTATTTCCAGACACCGATAAATAACGATCAGTTCTTTGAAATAACTAGAAACTCAGGACTATACCATGCGGCAGGAGGTAGATAATGGCTATTATTGATCTTAATGCACTTTCTTTTGGTTCGTTGGGTTCTTCTGTTAGTTCAATGATCGGTTCATATACTGGTATAGGACTAAGTTCTTTATCAAGTTACTTATCTGACATAAAGCCCGTACAGATATACGCTAATGGAGCAGAGAAATTAGGAACAGCATCGATAATGGCTTGCTCTATATCTGAAACAGCTCAGTTAGCTGAACACCCTCTTGAAAGTGGTGCTAAGATCGCAGATCACAAAGTATTCCAGCCTATTCAAGTAACAGTAACCATTGCTTTTACAGAAGATAACTATTTGAATGAATACAGTGAACTTAGAACTTTGTATTTAAACAAAACATATATATCTATGAAGACTAAGACTAATGTATACGAAAATCTTCAAATAGTAGGAATACCACACGATGAAACCCCAGAAAGAGTCAATCGTATGCTGTTTACTATTCAAATGAAAGAAGCTTTAGTTGCTTCCTCACAATATGGAGGATTGCTTAGTTCCGCCCTCGGTACTTCTAACAATTCAACAATCAAATTTGGAACTAAACAGTTGACGGATACTTCTATGCTCGGAGACTTTACCACATGGGCGATTGGAGGATAATCATGTATGAAATACCTTTAGAGAAAATTCCGAATCAGAGTTTCAGAGTTAATTTAGGAGCATCTCTATTTGAGATTACGGTAAAGACCTCAAAAGAACTTACATTGCTAAGCGTAGAAGGTGATAAAGTAAATTGTTATTCAGCAATTTGCTTTCCTAATTCTAAGATATCTATCCCTGGATTATCAGGAGTTTTAGCGTTCAGATGCCAGGATAATGAATACCCAACGTATACAAAATTCGGCGAATTACATAAGCTTTACTATATCGAGGAGGATAAATGAGTAAAGATTTTCCTACTCGCCATATTAAAGTTCTGTTTACTAGCAATGGTTCTCAAATAAAGGAAGTAGAGGATTTAAACGTTAATTTCAATGTGAAGAAATACGCTCACAGCGCAGGAGCAGAGGCGAATATATCTATAGCTAACCTTGCGATGAGTGATATTACATACCTCACAACTGCTCTATCTCCGTTTGAACAGATGAATAGTAAAAAGAAGATCGCTTTGTATGCAGGATACGATGACGATGTTAACAAAATATTCGATGGATGCGTATGCTCTGCTCAACCTGTGAGGCGTGGAGGCGATATCTGGCTGGATATTCAAGCTAATAAAAATTTCTTTAATTCATGCAATATGACGAGCAAAAGCATTATTTCTGAAGATAAGGAGAAAATGCCTCTAAAGAATGTATGCCAAAAGATAGCTGATTGGGCGAAATTAGGTTTGGATTGGAAATCTAAAATAACTAAGACAGTAGATGCTTTCTCGTTTACTGGAAGCGTTACAGATGCGATTAGGAAGGTAAATAATTTAGGATTAGTATACGCTTTCGAAGACGAAGATAAGCTAAAGGTTATAGATAAAAATCCTAAAGGGGGAGTAGTAAAAGTATTATCCGCATCCAGTGGAATGATAGAGATTCCTAAGTTAACCCAGTTCGGTGTAGATGTAAGAGCGTTAATGGACAGCTCAGTAAGAGTAGGTGATAGAGTGTCCGTTCAATCTGAGTTAGTACCATCTGCTAATGGGCAATACTGGGTGTATGCAATAACCTACGTAGGCAGTTTGCGAGGAACAGAATTTTATGTAGACTTTAGTTGTAGAAGGAATCAAATGTAATGGAAGTCATTGAAAAGGAAAATATACAGGCTGTTCCGTCATATCCTCCTGCATGTGAGGTTAGCGATGTGGTCGCATCTGATTACATCTATGATAGTAGAAAGTCTGCATTTGAAGTTTGTATTCCAGCCATAGTGGTTGAATACGAAAGAGATAAAAATATCGTAAAAGTTACCCCAGCAGTTAACGAGAAAACATCAACAGATAAGTATATCAAGAGAGCTGAAATTAAAGTTCCAGTTTTCTCTTTCGCTGGTGGAGGATTTATGATTAATTTCCCTCTTAAAAAGGGAGATACGGGATGGTTGCTATCGTGCGACAGAGATATTTCTCTGTTTAAGCAACAGTTAACCGCAATTAATCCGAATACAGAGCGTACACACTGTATCGAGGATTCATTCTTTTTCCCTGATAAGGTTAATAAATTTAATCTGGATGATGATGATAAAACCAACTTCGTGTTGCAGTCATTAACCAGAAACTTAAAGATGACCTTTTCAGGAGATACAGTTAAGATTTTCGCTGGACAGCCGAAGAAGGATGGAGAAAAAGATAATAAAAAATCATCATCTTCTTCAAAGGAATCAAATTCTTCTACTCAGGGGGATAATTCCTCAGAAAGCCAGAAAACTCAGGAAACTTACATAACTTTAACGTCAGATAAGATCGATATTCACTCTGGTCATGGGGAAAAAAGAGGAGAAAAATCCTCGTCTTCTTCGCAAAAGAAACAAGAGACGGATATATCGTTAACTGCTGATACTATCAAAATTTACTCTACTTCTGGCTCAGGAGGAGAAGGAGAAAAGAAGGAATCTACGGTTACGCTAAAGCAAGATCAGATTTCGATAGTTACAACCGATAAGCTCATAGCTGAATCTAAGAGTGCTAAAGTAACTGTAAAAGAGACACTAGAAGCTAAATCTAAAAATGCTAACATCACAGTAGAAGAAAATTTAACAGCCAAGTGTAAAAATGGTGATGTAAAAGCTGATAGCAATATAAATATTTCTGCATCTAACGTACATATTAAAGGTCAGGTATCAATAGATGGTCAACTATCTGTTAGCGGAAGTACGAGTATCGGAAGTAGCTTAAGTGTGAGTAGCAGTATTAGTGCAAGTGGTGATGTGACAGGTGCTGGTAAATCTCTTAGTGGTCATACTCACCAAGGTGTGCATGGACCTACAGGAGGACCGCAATGAGGACTATATCAATCGATGCTAACAATGATATTTATTTAAAAGAAGGCAATATTTGTATTTCAGAAGATGCGGAGGCTACTGGCATGGTTGTGGCTAATAAAATTCGCACATTAAAAGGAGAAATACCATTGAATACTGAGGATGGTATTCCATATTTGGATATCCTTCAAAGTAGTAATCCAGATTTAAGCCTATTTCAATTTTATTTGATGTCTACGGCAAAAAAAGAACCTACCGTGACAAGTATAAAAAACTTAGAGTTTAAATCGCAAAATGACGTACTTTCATATATAATTGAGTTGGAAACGAAATACGATGAGGAGGTCACGATCAATGGCTGATTCCCTATACCAATATTTAACCGAAAAAGGGTTAATTGTCCCTGATACTTCAGATATTAAGCAACAAGTTGAAGAAGAATTTAAAGATGCGTTGGGTAACGACTTAAATTTGGATGCTTCTACACCTCAAGGAAGATTAATAGAGGCAGAAACGTTGGGTAGAATAGAAACGTTGAGAATAAATGCCGCAATCGCTAACTGTTTTAATCCGAATTCAAGCTTCGGAATCTTTTTAGATGCTCTAAGTGCCTTAACTGGTTGCTATCGAAAGAATTCTACTCAAACAGTTGTTATCGCTAAGTTAGGAGGAGTGCCTGGAACAGAAATCCCTGCTGGTTCGGAAGCTTCTAATTCTAACGATGATATCTTTGTTCTTATTAACGATGTAGTTATAGGTGAAGATGGAGAATGTGATGGTATATTTGCGTCTAAAGATTTTGGAAGTATACCTTGTTCTGCTGGAGATCTTTCAGTTGTTAGGACTACTGTTATAGGATGGGAAACAGTAACTAATCCGTTAGATGGTATTTTAGGTGCTGAGAAAGAATCTGATTATGATTTAAAACGGAGAAGATTGAATACTCTATACAATGGGCGTTCTTTTTTAGGTGATGTTAAATCCAAATTAGCTAATGTAGAAAATATTCAATCTTTTTGTATTTATCACAATTACAGATCGAGGAATCAAACATATAAAGGCGTTACGCTTAAGCCTCATAGCTTGTATGTATGCGCATATGGAGGAGCGGATGAAGACATAGCTATGGCGTTATACATGACTAATTCCGCAGGATGTGACTATTCTGGTGATACCACTGTAATGGTAACGGATCCATGGACAGAGCAAGAATATGAAGTAGCATTTGATCGACCAAATGAGGTAGAAATAGATGTTAAAGTATACGTAAAAGTAGATAGCGGAACAGGTAATGTAAAAGAAGCTATTAATGCGGCAATTCTTGATTATCAGTACGGTAACATTGAGAATGTTGATGGATTACAGGTAGGGCAGGAAGTATCTCCTTTTGAAATATCTAGTGCAATAAATATTGCAGTTCCAGGAGTTTTCGTAAACAAAGTAATGATAGCTAAACACGGAAAAAGTTTATCCAGTGATGTTATTAATATAAACCTTAATGAAATAGCTAGAATTAAAAACGAAAATATAACGATAAGGTTTAACTCATGAAAAACTATGATCTAGATTTTTCAATCGATATCCTGCAAAGCGTACTATGGCAATATGATAAAGCTGAAAGACTTAAATCATTAATCAATGATAAGCAGGAATTCTATGATGATGCAACGACCGAATTTTGGGAAGATTGGTATAGAGATGTATTCAATGTAGATACAGCTAACTACTTTGGTCTGATTATTTGGGCGATTATTTTAGGATGTAACGAATACATAAACTTAACCTACAAATTAGGTGTAAAAACGTTTGGATTCGGAGAATCGCATAGAAACTTCTATCAAGCTAATTTCTCTTTAAGTTCTTATATATTAACGCTTTCGAAAGAACAGTTACGTAAGGTTATCAAAGCACAGATGTATATGTTCAATAGCAATGGGTCTCTGTACGATATCAATAAACTATTAGTACATATTTTCCCTGAAAATAAACCATATGCTAGGTATTCTACTGAGACAAATACACTGACTTTCCATTTTGATGTGCCTCTCAGTGAAGAGTATCTAAACATAGTGCTGTTTTCGAATATGCTATACGCTCCAGTTGGGGTGAAGCGTGTAATACAAAATGGAGGAGATGAAGAATGACGTACTATTTTAAAAATCCATTTGCTAAAAATGGAGAAGTTACTCAGATACCAATGAATTCACAAGGTGATGGAAATGTATCTTATGAGGAAGGATGGGTAGAAGGATATGAGTTAGATGCTACATCTGATCCTGATGACGCACGAAATCTATCGAGAACAAATTTTAACGGGTTATTTTTTAATATTACTAATGCAATAAGGGAATTACAGGAAAAAGGAGTAAAGTACTTCATCACGGAAGAAGAGAACGATGGAGAACCATTCGCTTATGATTTAGGAGGGGTTTGTGGATATACAGATCCCACGACAGGTGACTATGGTGTTTATTATTCTCTTAGAAGCAACAATACTACCAAACCTAGTGAAAATGGAGTAACAACCAAATTTTGGAGAAGAGTATTTCAATCAGATATTGATTCGATAAAAAGTAATAGACTATACAGCACTATATTGAATTATACGACAGCTCCAGTGTGTACTAAGAATCCCAACGGATATACTTTCACTATTTATGAAAACACAAAGTTCTTATTCTCTAACGGAATAGAGGATGACGGTACTCTTAAGAATAGTATAGTTCAATTTACGAACACAGTATCAAGAACTGTTACTGAAGGAGGTAGATATATTTTCTTTGGTACAAGCAATGAAGATATATTGGTTGTTAAAGCCTCTCAATTCACATTTTTTACTAATGAAGACGATGCAATTACGGAGTTAAATGCAATAAGCGAAGAAGATTGCTACTACTTCAATAATAGTGAAAATAGATGGAAAATACGAAGAGCGAATACCAATAGATTTGTAGATTCAGACATTATGCTAGCTCTAGCTGGTAGCGTGGATATTGTTGATGGAGAAGTCCATGACGGAGAGTTCGGTATTTCTAAACCACTTAGATTTCTTTCAGAATTCGAAGTTGAGAAGAAATTAGAGAAAAAACAGAATCTTTTAATTCCAGGTCGGCATCTGTCGTTAGAAAAAGTATCGACAAGCCAGGATTTGCTTAAAGTTGATTTATTATCAGATACAACACACTTCTGTGTGAACAGTTGTAATCTTAACGATCAAGGCACGATAGATTTATTGTGGATAGAAACAAAATTAGTTCCTGTTGTAGAATATGAACAGATTGATGTTGAATATAAAGTATCTAAAAAAGTTACTAATAATAAGATTTCTTCGTTCGGAAGTAATGGTAGTATATCTAGTGGAAAAACTGCGGTAAATACTACTCATGCATTTGGAACTAATAGTTCTTATTACACATATTTCAGTAGTAGTAGTTATAAAAATAATCCAAAAACTACTTATTTACAGTTTTCTTTTACAACTGCCCCTAGAATAGATGGGAGCGCAGTTTTATCGTTTAGCTATAATTTCCCCAGTGGATGTTGCGATTATGGTTATAACCATAGATCACGTTCTTTACGAGTATATGTAATATTTACTGACGGGACTTCTTATTGTTGCCATTCATCATCAACTTATACGTCAAATGGAAGTGGATGGATAAACAAGAGTATTTCTATCCCAAGCAATTATAACAATAAGTATATTAGGTCAATAAAATTCGATATTACAATGGATGTATATTGTAATTACAGTAGGAATTCAAATCACCTACAAATTACTAACGTTCAATTGCGTATGGACGAAACCATATGGGAGACAAGGATAAGACAGGAAACCATTGAAAAATGGCATGATGAGTGGAGAGGTAAATCTAACAAAGTATATTTCAAGACAGGATCAAACTATTACGATCTTCTTTCTGATCCTGAAAATGCGACTCCAATGTTCGATTTATCTACAGCAAAAATCACTTCTACAATCAGTGAATTTAACGAGATGTGGGGATCTCCTAATATTATAGTTAAGTTTAATGATTGGTGGACAGAATTTAAAACAGAATATGAATTTTTAGAAACGCCAGCAGAAACGAGCAATGCTAAGTTATTGTTTAGGTATAACGATATAGATGCGGAAGGTTTGCTTAATAATCTTACAATAACGTTAACATATTGGGGAGGTGCTACTCGTGTATTATGCGATAAGATAACATTGCTTAAGACTCAAGACGTACTACTTGATATTCCTGATGGTAAGTATATTCAAAAGATTACAATAACCGCAGATGAGATGGACAATCTTGGAGGGTCTTCTCTTGGGATGGTTAATCTGTATAACAACGTTGCATCAGGATTAGAATTTAATCAATATCCTGCGATTTATGCTAGCTCGGCAGATGGAAATAAGTATTTTATGCAGAATAATGTTCCTGTTTTATTCGTTGAACATAGCGGATATGTCATGCTATCTGAATCTGGGGCATATATTCTGCCTGGTACAAATGTTATTCGTCGACAGAAATTTATGCCTACTATAGAAGATGAGCCTAAGTTAACAGATGGTGATGTTTGGTTAGATATTAGTTCAGAACCATTAAGAGCGTATCAGTATTATAATGGAACGTGGTTAATATTTAATGACGTACCAGTAGGATATGTAACAGCAGAATACCTTGACCCAATCGCTGAGGTATTGAAAGCTTCGGAGACTATCACGGAGGCTACAGTTAACGCAGAAACATTTATGACGAAAAAAACTGCGGATGGTATATATGAGTTTACGTACACAGACAGTCACTGGTATTTAGGTGAAGATCAAGTAAACATTGCGCAATATGGTATCACAATAACAGGAACACCGACCGAAGGAGATATATTGAAGGTTACGTTTACGATTGGTGAACCGACGGTTACTTCGGTAGAGCAATACCCAATTAATCAGAATGGATATGACGTAAACGTTTACACTGAGACTACCAATCAATTGCGAGGTAAAGACGGTAGAGACGGGCAAGACGGAAAAGATGGAAAAGACGGTAAGAACGGATTAGACGGAGCGCAAGGTCCTGCGGGACGAGGGGTAAGTCCAGGGGGGACAACTTCGCAAGTGCTGGTTAAGGCGAGCAATTTGGATTACGATACCACATGGGCTGATAGCATTAATGCTGAGACTTTAAACGGGGGACAAACGGGGCAGACCCTGATTAAAAATTCGGATGATAATCTGGATTTTTCATGGGGAACACTGGAGGCGTTACCAGATTCAGGGAACACTGGGCAAGCCCTAGTTAAGGCTTCGAATACGGATTACGACGTAGAATGGGCAACTATTATCCCGAATGGTGGAAACGCTGGAGATACCCTGATAAAGGATTCAAACGGTGGCTACGCATGGGGAAAGTTAGAAACTTTACCTGAGGGGGGACAAACTTCGCAAGTCCTGGCTAAGTCAAGCAATTCGGATTATCAAGTGCATTGGAAAACGGTTGTAGGTATCCCGCAAAATGGAACTGCACGGCAAGCACTAGTTAAAGTTAACGGAGACGACTACAACGTACGATGGTCAACTATTATCCCAGACGGGGGGTTGCCGGGGCAAACCCTTGTCAAAAAGTCAAATTTGGACGGGGACCTAAGTTGGGACGATACAGGCGTACCAGTCGGAGGGTTACCTGGCATGGTTTTGACTAAGGTTGACGGACACACAAAAAGTTGCGAGTGGGAGTATTTGTCAAATGAAACAGGTTCGGCGGTTGCTAATTTGAATTTTAAGAGTGATATATACTTCTACGCACACGTAAATGGATTTGTAGGTATTTGGTTAGAACAGTTTAAAGATTTTGACGGTATACAGTCAGAATATGTAGAAGATGTTTTAGCGAACTACAATGTAGGGCATGGGAGCGTTAAGAATGCTTCGTTAGAAGATGACCTAGTGTTTGATTTGAATGAGATTCAATTTGGAGAGAGATCGCATTTGATTCATTTTAAAAGTGAACACACGGACACAGTAACTTTCAGTTATTCAATTGATGGAGGCGAAAATTTCAACACCTTAACTGAGGATGAAAATATAAGTTGTTTAGCGTATTCATTGATAATAAGAGTTACAATCGGCCCAGAGGCAGAATTAAAGAATATGGCGTTATTAATAAAATAGGAGGTTAGAGATGGAAAATATCACTTTATTACCAGCACGTGCGAATAGCACATTATACAAAGCAAATAGGAAACAATGCTCAAATGGATGCATTGTTTTGGAAGATAGAATAACTGATTACAGTTTGAGTGTTTCGGACACAACAAGTATCACAGTTGATACTTCATTACTTAATGAACCGCAGAATTCATCAATTGAATTTACATTATATGTGTACAGCACGAAATCAAATGTGCTTAATTTTGATGGATTTTCTATGCAACAATTAGAAGTCGGACACGGAGAAAGTATTTTTAATATACATTCATCAAATGGGAAATGGATAATTATACCGAAACAAATTTGCGGGTATAAACAAGAAAGGTTAAAAGCTGGAGCGTGTCCTAATGGAAGGACGCAAGTAGGTCCAGGATCATATTTTTATGGAATTTTATCTTTAACTGGTAACGAGCAAAACGAGAGAGACTACTCAAATATATTTGATAATGATGTGCAGTTTGGAGTTACACATACAACTTACAGTGGTAGATTCTATAAAGATTTAGGAGATATTATTTGCTATGTTAGATACCCTTCGCCTGTTATGGTAACGAATTTTGCTATGATGTTTCACAGGGACTATAGCGGTGGAATGCCTGATTCTGTTACAATTTGGGGTAGTAATGATAGTGAAAATTGGACGCAGATTCTACATAAAACAGTCACGGAAAAATCTAATGGAAAACACTATATGTTTGACGTTGATGAGTTCGGTTTCTATGAACTTTTAAAGTTCCAATTTCATTACAATGAAAACGCTGGCTATTCTTACTATTATTTACCATTAATGCAAATTATAGGGTTTAGAAACGAAACACATTATAGATTTATTAGGGCGATGCCTGAGCTTTCGGGTAACCCACCTTGCAACGGATACAATATCGAATTCGGCGAAGAAAATACATGGGATAGAGATATTGTTTACAGGTTAACTCAATTAGCAGTGGAAAGTAACTGTAATATATATAGACCAAATCAAGGAGTACCATGGACAATTATTTACTCTTTCCCTGAGGCTTTCAGGGCTTATGCTTTTTTCCATTGCACTAGATATACAAACGGAGCGTTAGCAGAATTTAAATTATACGGTTCGCACGATAAGAAAAACTGGGTAGAGTTTTATCATTATAAAAAAGATAGGAGCGACCTTTCTATTAGATACCCAGAATATGGATACAGAACATTTCTTGTAGACTCAATTTACGATTATAAATATTATAAAGTAGAAGTCTATCAAACTAGAAACAACGAAAATATTAGCTATACTTGTAGCTATCATTTTATGCGTAAACTTAAGTTAGATTATTTAGGATTTGATACTAATATACCGAAACTTTCTTCTAATAACGAAAATGGTTACAAGTTAACTTCTACCAGTATTGTAACTGGAAACTTATATAATCTTTTCAATCAGAATAATACTTCATATATGGAGGCGGATTTAGAAAATGGAGAATGGGAGTTAATAATAAAACTACCGCAAGCGACAAAATATAACAGATTAAGTTTTAGAAACTATAAGGATGAAACATATAGAAATCCTGTTAGATTCAAAATACTAGGTAGCAATGATGATGAAGAATACGACGAATTGAGAGAGTGGACGGAAACATTATATAGATGGGACAACAATAATTATCAAACAGAAAGTTATCATTTTGCAAATGATACAGCCTATAGATATTACAAGCTTGTAATCTTACAAGTTAGATCAGGAACAAGAATACGTATGTATGATGTAGGGTTGAGTTTTGACGCACCATTTATTCAAGCTCCTTACTATACTGATAGCTATATAGTCCCAGTTATGAGTGCTAATAGTCAAGATGGATATGTTGCTAGTGCAAGTTCCTCTTATTCTTCTTCTTGCTTACCTTGGCATGCATTTGATAGAGATAACGGTGTCAACTATAAATGGTTAACTTCTTCTGGAGATGTATCTGGAAGTTGGTTAAAAATAGAATTACCGACAGCGCAACACGTGCCTATATTTTGTATTCAAACACCTAATGAAAGTGGTTATCTAAATAGAGTTCCTACATCATTTAAAATTCAAGGTTCAAACGATGATAATGACTGGACTGATTTAGTAGAAGTTTCAAATGTTTCATGGAGCAATTCAGAAACAAAAAAGTGGATTAATACAAGCGAAACAGCTTACAAATATTATCGACTACTAATTTCGGCTAATGGTGGTGCTAATATGGTGGCAATTGGAAGATGGGATTTTGTTAACAGAGAATACACAAAACTATATTCAGAAATCAGGGATGACGATTATTTAGTCCCTGAGTTAAAATCAAATAATCATATGGGCTACACGGTTACAGCGAGTAGTTATGTATCAAATAACACTACAACGTATGACCCTTGGAAAGCGTTTAATAGAAAACAAGGAACTCAATACAATTCATGGTTTGCACAAGATACACCATCTGGAGAGGGTGGTATTGATGCATGGATTCAAGTACAGCTACCTATAGCAAAAGTCTGCAATAAGATTAAACTTTCCGCTCCATATGGAGGTAGTATATATCCTAATCAAGCACCAAAAGATTTTACTTTCAAGGGTAGCAACGATGGTGAGAATTGGACTACTCTATATTCTGCTACAGATCAATTATATACATCTACTATTTGCAACGAATATACATTCGCAAATGAAAACGCCTATATTTATTATAGATTATGTATGACAAAAATGAATACTACTTCAAGCAGTGCAAACCCTGGAATAAGTTCGTTTTGGCTATGTTATCAACACGCACACGCAGATAGATATGTTATCGACGATGATGAGAGATTAGTTCCAGGTGGATTGAATTCAGAAAGTGCGTTAAGCAGTGCTGGATACTACGCAAGTGCAAGCTCTCAATACAACACAAACTTTGTCCCATGGAAAGCGTTTTATGCATATTGTCCAGATGATACTAACAGTAACGGATGGGTTGCGAACTCATCGGAGAGATCAGACGCATACGGAAACTGTGATTCCTGGATACAAATCCAACTTCCTGAGGCAAAAATCTGTAACAGAGTGATATTGAATTATAGAGTATATACATATGGTTGTGAACTGCCGTATGAATTCGAAGTGCTAGGAAGTAACGACGGTGAAAACTTTGATACATTAGTTGAGTACAGAGGGCATGAATTGCACCAGAAGTCATACAGTGTAGATTTTGATAATGAAACCGCCTATTTGTATTATCGAATTCATTTCAGCAAAACAACCGAAGGAAGCAAAGTTGCTTCAGTAGGATATATATCCTTAAAAAGAAGGATATTTGAGCCTATACCAGAAGAGATTGAGGAAAGTGAAGGAGAATGAAATGATTAACTTACTACCATTGTTAATAAGTCCGAAAGTTAAGGGGATAGTATCAATTGCTGGAGCTGTATTGATGCTAGTTCTACCCGACGAATTCGATACAATCATTGAAGGATTGCTAGGGGCTTTCGGAGTGAGTAAACTTATAGAGGACTAAGAAGGAGAAGAAAAAATGAACAGTCTAATAGAGTTATTAACTAACAATAAAGTGAAAGGAATAATCGCAATTGCGGCGGCGGTTGTGATGTATTTCACACCTGATGAGATTGATAAGATAATCGAGGGATTGCTAGGAGCATTTGGAATCTCACAATTTATTATCGAACCTAAGAAAAAGGACTGATATCATGAAGAGGATAGTCACGGCAATTCTTATGTTATTTACATTAGATTCGATGTGTGTCGATATGAGCCGCGTTTCTTTTAATCAAGATGTGTCTTCGATTCCACCACCTTCATTGTCTGATTTATCCTCAAGAGGATCGCGTACTCCTCCTCCCCCTCCATTGGAGTACGCTACACCATATATACCACAACATCACGATTTTTCAGAAGAATTTCATAATGAAAGCTTGTTGTGTTTTAAGTTGAGACGCTGGGTATTTCAGCCCGTCAGCGTTATATTGCAAGTAACAGCAGGTGGATTAATTGTTGGAGGTCAGTGTTGTATTGATAAATATCCTGAGACAGCCAAGATATTAAATGGAGCTGGTTTAGGAGTCAGTGTAGCTTCGTTTGTCATTAATACGTTGTTATTAAAAATTGATAACAAGCTGGAAGAAATGGATAGATATATAATCGAGCGGCGGGAAGAGATAGACAGAAATAATCGAAATATAATACCTACAATTATTCAGAGATAAACGTTAATGCTATAATATTTTTAGTCATAGTTTAGAAGGAGAAGAAAAATGATGACAGATATGATGGAAAGCATCGAAAATGCGGAAGAGAGAATTAGCTCAATTGATGGTAAGTTAGATTTTGAAGAATCATACCGTATAGCATTGATTTCGCTATTGGAGCAAATTTCAGGTAGTTTGCAGACTATCGCAACAGAATTGATCGATAGATGAATTAGTGTTATATTAATTTTAATTTAATTTTATTTTATTTAATTTTTGTATTTAAGATTTATTTTTTTTCCAACGGGGCTGGTTAAGCCCCATTGTTTAAGAGTGTGATAATATGAATTCAGAGGATTGGCATAATTATTGCTTAGAAACAGTAAGAGAAATAAAAAAACAACTTACTCCGAGTACGGATGAAATGTTAGAAGAATTATCTAAAGTGGGTTCGATTAAGTTCGAAACATATTTTTTAAAAACGATTAGAGAGTTTATCAATAAAAAGTTATCCACAGAATTAGTGGATAACCCTGTGGATAAATAAAAATAGTAATGAGTAATAATAATGAAAGAATATTTTCTAAAAATAGCAAAGAAATTCTGGGTTTTAGAGCAATTGGGACTAGATGTAAATTCATTACGATGTGAATACGTTGATAAAGATCTACTACATATTGAATATTATGAAGATTTTCACAAATGTGTTAAAGAAAAAGTATCGGAAAATACAGAATTAAATTTAGAGTTGATACATTTGATATTATCTGAATATATTCTAGATAAATTAGCAGAAAAGCATCATATTGATTTTGACAAAGAATTTAAAATTTTTAATAAAGAATTAAAAAATTTAGAAGAAGATATCCAAAAAAGTATTAAATTTGAAAATTTAGAATCAGAAAATATAAGAAATTATATTCTTAACTAACTTCTATTTTATAAAAGTGCCTAAATTGGCACTTTTATAAACTGAGATTTAATATGCATCAACTATTACTTAAGATTATCTTTTTTATTTAAAAGGATTCATTTCTTCTTTCGTGTTAAAACGTAATAATTTTAGAGAGTTTTCTTTTTCTTTCAGTGAATTCATTATATCACCACATATTCCTATAAAACCGTTATTAATTCTTTTAAAATTAAGACTCTCTAAGTCTTTTGGTATACCTACAGTATGAAATAGACTCTGCATATATCCACTATAGAAAGCTGTATACAACGCATCAATTAACTTATCTTCTCCTATTTTTTTAATCATTTTTCATCCATAATTTTCTTTAATTTAATAGTTGATCTGGCTCAGGAGATTTTTGGTATGTATTCGTAGTGAACTCATCGCCCGTATCTAAGATCTCTAACACTTGAGGATAAACATGTTGAAATGTGTCATCTATAATTTTACTGGGAGCATATCCTGGTTCTATCCTCCCAGTATATAAATCCATAGCACCTGTACAATATCCCTTCACAAAAACATCATGCAAAGCGTCAATGAGTTTTTCTTTTTCAATATTCATTCGTAATGTCCTATACAAGATATTAGCTTAATTGTTCCCTTATGAACTCTGTATACCAGTCGATTACCCTTATTTACTCTTCTGGACCAACATCCAGAAAATCCATGTTTTAACGGCTCTGGTTTTCCTATCCCAGTGAATGGATGTTTAAGAATATCTTCAATCAGGGTTTTAACCTTTATTACCAGATTTTTCTCTACTTCGGCTAATTCATCAAGATCTTTCTCAAAATCGTCTGTACTGATTAGCTCATATTCTGTCTCTGAACAATTCTTCGACAGTTGTTGGTTTACCAGGTTGCGCAAGTGCATGTTCGATGTAAGGTCTTTCGCGTTCAATAAATTTTTCAAGAGTTTCTTCATCTTCATCGTATTTCCTTATTAACCATTCAACTGTTTGTGCCGCTGTACGACAATTTTGCTCTCCCATTTCCTTGAGACGATCTAGAACATGTACAGGCAACCTAATTGCTATTCCTTTAGCCATGTAATACCTCCATTAATACACATGTATATTAATGACACATTATGCTACACCGTGTCAATGCATAACACATATTACTAAATATGTTGATATTTAGTATAATATACTAGATTCATATTAAATACTCTTAAAACTACCTCGTCACCCATCCTTTAAGGGTGACTTTCTTATAAAATTTAATATAAATTATATGTAATCACAGGAGGTAAAAATGGTTACGATTGATAATCAGCATGATTTAAGCGTTATTCAGTACGAATACAGAGAGATAAGAAGAGATAATCAAGAAGAGATAAGACCAAGATTCGATATAGAGGTCAATATAGAATCCAGTTACATATATGATGGAGTGGAAGAATTTTATGAAAGACCTCAATTAGAAAAGTTTAACGCCGTAGCTGAAAGAGCTATGGATGAATTGAGAAATAGTCCTGCACTATATGGATTTAGTGATATGACCTCAGAACAATTAGAGATGAGCAAAGAAGTTTTTAAATACGCAAACTTATTATATAACGGGAATTTTACGGACCTTGTTGTTAAAAGAATATTCTTTAAGTTAGTGCAACAAAATCCGACTTTGGATTTGCTTGAAAATTTCAGAAGATTTATAACACTGAGCATCATTAATCATGAATCCAGATTAGACGGGATTTCAGGAAGATTAGAAATATCATGGTCGGAGTTTTGGAATTTATTTACTAATCAAACAGTCATGATAGATGAGTATTGGACTCTATAAGACTTAGCTATTTTACAAAACTGGTGAATTTAGCTCTTTTATAAAACGCAACTGGTAAGGAAAATTTACCAGTTGGTTACGATTTGTCACCTACTGACCGCAAAATTGCAAAAATCAAGTCCGCATAATGATAAACAACTACCTTGTTTATCATTAAAATCAAGAAATCTTTTTTTTCTAGTTAGTTTCTAGTTGATTTCTAGTTCGAATCGTTTAATTAGACCGGGGTTTTTTAAAATATATTTTAGGCTATGATTTTTTTTATGTTTAAGGTTGTATTATTTGTATAATGTGTTAATATAGTTTGAGTTTAGGGATTAAATATGATTATTGGATATGCAAGAACTTCTACCAAGCACCAGGATGCTGGATTGGAAGATCAAATTGAGCAACTTACAAAAATCGGATGTGAGAAAATCTTCTCCGAGCAAGTCAGCGCAGTAAAACAAAGAGACGAATTGATTAAAGCTGTAGATTTCGCCAGAGAAGGAGATGTATTCGTTGTAACCAAATTAGATAGATTAGCTAGATCAGTCGAACAATTTATGAAAATTCAAAAGGAATTATCTGGGAAAGGGGTAAATCTTAAAATTCTTGATCTCAATTTGGATACATCTACTCCAATGGGCGAATTGATTCTCGGCGTTATGGCTTATATATCTCAGTTCGAACGAAAAATTATGATTGAACGCCAGAGAGTCGGCATTGCAAAGGCTAAATCCGAAGGAAAATACAGAGGGAGAAAGAAAAATCCTGAATTATTGAAGAGAATGGATGCCGAAATCGCCGCATATGACCGAAATAACCCACGATCACTAACGATTAGGCAAATAGCGAAAAAACTAGGTATATCCGTTCCTTATGTGTACCAACGTATGTATAAGGTAGCCCCTGAAAAAACCAAACACAGAATCAAAAAAGAAGAATTGATCGAGAATGTTTTTCAGGGAGATAAGGAACTATATGAGGTCACAAATTTCTTATACAGAAAGAAAAAAGAATATTCAAAATTGGTTAAAGAGGGAGTGAACAATGTTAAACCAAGTGACTCTGATCGGTAGCCTAGGTCGGGATGCCGAACTCAGAAGACTTCCAAACGGAATGGAAGTATTAAACTTTTCCGTAGCGACTTATGACAGTTATAAGGACAAGAATAGTGGTGAGTGGAAGAAAATCACCGATTGGCACAATGTCCAAATCTTTAAGCCTTCACCTTCTATGGTGGATAGATTTAAAAAGGGCGTATTAGTATTTGTGACTGGTAAATATAAGTCCAGTACCTATACTAAGAAAGATGGTACTCAGACAAAGGAGTATCATGTGCTTGCGGATAAAGCGGTATCTCTTGAAAAAAACAGCGATACTGTTAAGCAAGCTCAAGAACGGCAACAAGAATCGGTCGACGGCATAAGTGATGATATTCCGTTCTAATGCAGTTAGTCGATAAGTTAAAGTTGTTTTGTGGTATCGGAAGTTGGAAAAACCTCAAAGGAGAAGATGCTCTTACTAACTCAATTGCGTTGGGGTTAAGAGCGTTATCCATAGAGGATAAGCTGAAAGCGGTATGGTTTCATGTGCCGAATGAAAATTATATACGTGGGACAGCTGGGATGTTGGATATCCGCAAAAAACACTCTATGGGATTAATAAATGGTGCGCCTGATTTTGTCTTTGCTGGTAAAGATAAGACTTTGTTTATAGAAGTAAAGACTGAAAAAGGACGTCAATCAGATAGCCAGAAGCTATTCGAGGATTGGTGTAAATCCGAAGGTATAAGCTATTCAATAGCTCGGACTTTCGATGATGTGAAGGAAATTCTTACTAATCATAACCTATTAAAAGTCGCTTAAAAAAAATGAGGAAGAAACAGAATATACTTCCTCGGTGAAAAAAAAAATCATAATGAAATTACTACTAATAATATCTCATAAATGTTTGCCTTTTCAACAAATTTAAATAAAATTCTAATTATAGAAGGAGAAAAATAATGTGTATGAAAGACTTTAAAAATGCGTTAGCATTCGTAATGATGCATGAGGGAAATTATAGCAACCATCCTCTAGATACAGGAGGACCAACTAATTATGGAATATCTACGTCATTTCTAAGGGCGCACGGCATAAATAAGAAAGCGAATGAGATTACATATAATGAAGCACAAAAGCTATATGAAATGTACTTCTGGAATCCATTTCGCATGAGTAGATTTAATGATAAAGGTATACAAACTTTCATATTTGATTCGGCAGTTAATTGCGGAGTCGGTAAAGCAACTGAATTTCTTCAAACGGCTGTTAACTATCTTATACCTATTGCCATTGACGGCATCATAGGAGATAAAACAGTTAAAGCTGTTAATGATTTATGCTCTTCTATAGATCGGAGATTTCTGATAGACCTCTTAATTATAACCAGGGCAGTACACTATCTTAATATAATAAAGGTGAATTCTTCTCAAAGGACTTTTTTGAGAGGCTGGATAAATCGATTAATAGACTTAAAAAAGCAAATTTCTTTATTATGCTAAAATCATCCAAAACTCTGCATATATATTGCATAAAACGGCGTTTTGATCAAATTTGGGCAAAATGACGGACTGGAACGGTCAATAAGTCGGCATTTCGGGAATCCAGGATTTTTTTTAAAATTTTAAAAAAATTTTAGTGATAAAAAATTGTCAAGTGTTTTTGACTATTAAGAAAGTATTAACAACGTGATCCGGGGCGATCTCCGGGGCGATCTCCGGGGCGATCTCCGGGGCGATCTCCGGGGCGATCTGGGGGCGTTGTGCATAGGGATAAAAATTAAAAAAAAGGTTGTCGATTGTTAAAAAATAGCATTATATAAGTTAGTAGGTTATATATTAAGGATTAAAAGCATGAAATTTTTAAAACTTTTAAAAATAATCGAGAAATGCGCGGGCTGTGCATTAATCGGGGCTTGTTTATGTATGGCGACAGCGTGCGAGAAACAAGGTAAAAAGGCGGTTGATACTGAAACAACGCAACAATCTAACGAGATTGATAAAATGCTGAATTTTTGGGAGCAATCTATCAAAGATATACAAGCTAACACAACTTTAAAAGTGAGTAAAACAACTGATAATAAAATCAAACTAGAATTAGTTGCGATTATTAACGAGAAGAAAGAAATTACTATCGAGGAAGTAAAGGCACAACTGAAATGGCTCGGCTTTAAGGTGATAGACTAAAAGGGGGATGCTATGGAAGGGTTCGAGGATTGGAATAAAAATGTATTAATATGGCACGAGATAATTAATAATATGAGATACATTGAGAGGTGGCTGGCGGTGTTAATGCATAAAACAAGCGTTGGAGATATTAGCAATGAGGATTTTAATACGTTGCTAACGGCAATCAACAACGATTGTTTATCAAGCAATCAATTGATAGGTACAGCGATTTTTTTCAGGAATCAGATTATTATAAAAACATCTGAAACGTATATAAATAACGGTTTTAAAGGCGCCTTTAAAAGGCGCTTTTTCTATTTTAAGATACTAGTATAAAAATAATTAAAAAATTTTTAATTAATTAATAAAAAAGGGTTGTTATTATAAACAATTGACCTTATATAGTATACTAGAAAAGGTGATAACAGGGGAGCTAACAACATGAGACACATTTTTTCTTTTATTTTTCACACGGCGCTGGCGGTGAAACTGATCGGCTTAACAGGGGTCTGGGGAGCGATTTTTTTGGCTTCGCTGGCGTTTATAAAGTGGGGCTATAGAAATTTATTTTAATTTTTAAAATTTACTCATATATTTACCAGGGCGCCTCCAAAAGGGGCGCTTTTTTCTATTTTAATTTTTAATTTAAAAAATAAAAAAACGATTGAAATTGTTAACGACGTATTGTATTAATACAGTGTTAAGGTTGGTTATATGTATGGAGGTAGTAAATGGTTATAGATAATCAGGATCAACTAGTTAGCTTGTTAAAATCATGTAAAAAAAATCAACGTGTGCGCTTTTATGAAGTTAATAACACGATCGGGGAGGTGGTTAATAACTCCACATTGCTGGGGTATATCGACCGCGTGGATATTGATAAAAATACCATACACACAACGGGCTGGGTCGTTTCATCTTTATTTTATGGAATACATAAAGAAACGGGCTCACTATCGGATTGGATAGCGCGCGGCTATAATTACGAAATAGTATCCATGTAGATTGTTTTTAAAAGCGTGGGCGGTTGTTTTAATAGGTTTTTAAAAAGGTTGTTAATCGATTGAAATAATATAAACAAGCAAGAAAAGCTGGATTGACTTTTATTTATTTTATTGACTTAAAGTAAAAATTAATTGTTTACTTTATGACAATCTTTTTGATTTTTTTGGCTGCGTGGGTCGCGCCGATCCCGTGCCGGGGTGGTGGGCGGTTTTAGCCCGTTTTTAGTTAACGAGAGGTTAAAGAATGGAAAAAATAAAACTAGGGGAATCCGAGGAATGCCTTACATTTTTAAACGATCAGGAATTAAACAAACGCCTTCACGGGGCGAGCCTGTATACCTGGACCGTTTTAAAATCGACTGAAAAAGAATTGGAAAAAGAACGGGAGCTATACCCTGGAGAGTTGTGGGACTATGGCGAGCATATAAATAAATTAAGATTAATTCTTAATAATGCAATGGATAAAATCGCGCAAAGCGTACACGATCTGGATTTATAAGGGGAGCGAAAAAATGACAGTAAACGAATATATTATGGAAAACGACGTTGATATTAACGACAACGGCTCTTTGGGTTTTCATTTGGAGGAATTAACGGCTCAGATCGTGGAGGAGGGGGGCGGGAAAAAACACCCCCTTTATAAGGTACTCCGAGCGCTGTATGCCCGTTTTAAGGAAATCCAACCGATTTGAAAGGGGGAAAGTATGGAAAAAAGATACATAAAACCGAGAGGCTACCGCTGGACGGAATACATTTTAATTATAGACCCCGACCGTGATTATTATGCTTATCAAAAAAAATGTTATGCGAAAGATTGGCATCTACACACCTACATTACAAGGCGGTATAAAACCGAATTGCTAGACAACAAGCTCCAAATTATCGCCTTTGAAAGGGTATTGATTAAAAAGGGATTTATTTTAAAAAGTGGAGATTAAAACAATGGAAAAATCCGAATTAATGCAATATGTGGTCACGTGCGAACAGTCCGACGGGGTTGTTATCTACAAACGGCTGGTAAAAGACCCCAGCCGTGGCTATTGGCTAGTCAGCGCACTATCAAAAAATATAAAGGATTGGAGCCCTGAATATTGCCTAGATTGCTTACTATTTGGAGCAAAAAAGCGTTTTAAGTTAAAGGAATGGAATTTTATTATTAACGATTTGTTAGCGAAAAAAACAGTCGAGAAAAACGGCTGTTTGTTTAGTTTGTTTATTAATTAAGGGAGTAAAAAGATGAAAGACATTACAGACATTTATCACGAATTACAGGAGACGGACGGCGTGGATATAAACGCCGTTTGTGAGGAAATCGAAAGGGAATTAGGGAATTTTGGAAAATTGACTCAAAAATATCTTGAGATCATATTTAATTGCGGCTTTAGCCCTGAGGATATAGACGCCGGAATTGATGAAGTGAGATTAATTTGCGAGCATGGCTTTAGTTGCGGAATTGGCGGCTTTATTTATTATCACGAGACGGAGGCTTTCTTCGATGCGAATGAAGAATTGTTGCTAGATTTTGCCGAGAACTACGGGAGAGAAACAGGGGATAATCTTTTTAGATTTGAATACAACTACAAAAATAAAATAGTTTGGGCGGTTGGCGAAATTGTGATGAATGACGTTTACAACCAAATTGATAAAATTTTGAGTTATCACCTGATGAGTGGAGAGTAAAAAAAATGCAAAACAACGATGAATTGAATCAGAAATACGACGAATTACAGCACCTATTAGAAAGGTGCTGTTATATGTTAATCGACCGCCTGAATCAGGTTAGAGACAACGGACAAACGATCGCTAACAAAAATTTGATAAAGCAAATCAACCGATTAGCGTTAGTTAAGAGGCAATTAAGTTTAGATTTTTTTGAAACAATGTAGGAAGCAATTATGAAATTAACCGAGCAAGAAAAAGAATTCTTAAAAATTTGTGGAATGAAGAGGAGTTGGGGAGCTGGCAGAATAGCCCAGGCATGTAGAGACTATGGGTTTATTGATACATTCAAAAGACTGGAAAACGCCGAACAGTTTCTCAAAAAATACAACCTGAATCCCGAGTCTTACTTTTATTTTGTGTATAATTTACTTAGACTGGCGAGGATTTGTAACGAAAGAGCTTAAAAGGAGGTAAAAATGGATATCAGAGACGTAAAAATTAAAGACGAAGACTGGCAGAAATTCAGCCCGTATATTAGCGATGATGATTTTGATGTAAAACTGGGAGTTTCAATAATACTGTTTGATTTGAATAAGGAAGACACGATTTTTAAAGATATCGTTGAAACAGTTAAAAGTTATCATGAAGAGTTTATTAATAATGAAGAAATTTTTGACGTTTATATGTGGAGACACGAATTAAGTAGCGTTGACGTGATATTCTTTCAAGAGCATGCAGACAGTCTGGGGATAGATACAGGCGTGTATCAAGAACAGGCTAACGCTGGAGCCTATCACTATTGTATAAAGTTTATTCTTGGTCTTTATAACGAAATGAAGAAAGACGGATTATTTGATTAGGAGATAACAATGTATATAGATTATGAATATTGGCAACATGACCCGAGACTATTCTCAGGGTATTATCACTCATTTCTTTTTGATTCTGATGAATTATGGGAAATGGAAGAACATGACAAAGAAGAGGGAATTATAACCGAAAATCAGTGCTATGAAGTCGGTGAAGATTATTTTAATGCAATGAGTACAGCTGTAACCAAAGTTTTGTTTGAATATGTTACAGACGAAGGGATTATACAGAAAGCGAAATTTAAAAAGCTTAACTCCCCTGCTTACTATAACTATGAAAATGATAAATTGGTGGTCGATCTGAAAATCGACCTCGATAAACTTAAAGATTGGGCGATTGAACGAGAAGAAGAGCTTAAGAAGTATGTGCAAAAGTACCATTCATCATATGATGGTTATGTGTCTTACGTGACGTATGAAGATATCGACCAATTTTTTGCTAGATGGACGGATATTGTGATCGATTTTTATTTGATAACAGCGATAACAATAAATGAAGATTTTGAAGAGGATAGGTTAGATGACTATTTTATGGAGCTGAGCGAATCAACACGTGATTTATTGTATGAATATAAAATCGTATGTGACAATTCAACCGATGATGAAATAAAAAAAGCCTCTACATAAGAGGCGGTTATATATATAGATTAAATATTGAAGTCTATGATTTAAAATCATTGACTGATCAATATTATCAATAAAATTAGTAGTAGTAAACGATGGTAAAGTGTTTTTGGTTTTTTATTGAGGTTATATGGAGTGAATCCCTGATAATGAAAGACATGTTTGTAGTCATTATATGTGGTATGTGCTTTATGATAACGGAGTTTTTTTATTTAGTTAAAAGGTATTTTTTTGAAAGGAAGTAAAATGAAATAAAATATTATTGATTAATGAATGAGGGGAATGTAGAAATGACCATTGAACGTGGAGAGAACAGAATGATAGATACTGAAATTATAAGGGATCAGAACGACAGATTTAGAAGAGGAGAAGACTCAACTATCCCAGGAATGATTGTCTGCACTAGGGGAGTTAATGATCTCCCCGACGAAGCAAAATCCATTCTTATGCAGAAGGTGAAGGAATTTGATGAGTTCAATGTTAACAACGATCCGCATGGAGAGCATGACTTTGGAACAATCGCCTTTCTGAGAAAGAAGTACTTTTGGAAGATTGACTATTACGATGAGGACTATCGCTTTGGAACTGACGACCCAACGGATTTAGTTAAGACTAGGAGAGTACTAACAATCATGGAGTCTTCAGAGTATTAACACTTTTTAGACCATAAAATGTGTAAATATATACACTTTTTCGACCATAAAATGTGGGGGACATTTCCCCCACGAATTCAATAAAAAGATAAAAATAAAACTAACATTTCTAATTTTCCATTAATATATTATTTTAATTTTTAAACAAATTCAATTGACCTCCAACGATCTCCAAGGCATAGAATCGAGCTATATCCCCGTTGCAACAGATGTTATATCCGTCGGGATTTTGAGACTTATTCTTCAATATGAGATATGTTTCATATTCCCTAGCTTTTCTCTCTGTATCGAAAGTAGCTATCGTACTCACGGTAAAATTGTCAGCTCCTGCCTTTTGGATTTGCCGAGATATAAATCGATCTAACGGGCGACAATGCTCACGAAATCTGGTCTGCACTGACCGCCCAGTCATGCCGATATACGTCTTACCATTGACCGTATTTTTGATCTGATATACTGAATAGCACAAATTAACGTTCCCTCATTCTCCGCTGTTTGTATGGTGCGTAATTATTATTATATTCTCGTTTACGGAAATTACGTTTAGGCTTAGGTTTTCGCTGTGGAGGTTTTTTAGCTCCAGGTCTTTTACCTAATACCTTAGGTTCTTTACGTCTGAAATCTATATGGGACGCTAAATCTTGCTTAACTATATCCTTAAAATTCTCGAAGTTTGAAGGATCTACCAATAAGAGAGTTCCCTTACTCCTAATGATTCGTTGCATCTTATCCTTACTGAAGGTGAGAGTTGAATCTTGTAGGTAGTTATTCAGCTCTATAGCAACAAATCTTCCATTGATACAGCAAATATAATCAGGATTGCTGTATATATTCACTTCATCTCCGTACATCTTTACAAAGAATACCTTATTTTCGATTAAGAACTCCTCTACTTTGTTAGCGAATTCTTTTTCCTCTTCATTTTTTTTATAACCTTGCATGAAAATCCTTCTAATCTAAATATTATTAATCACAAAACAAAACACACCGTCACAGAATGTAACACTAGTGAACAATGTAGGAAATGAGAGGAAATCAAGATGCTGAGCAACTGACAGCTCGTTAATAGTGAATCTTATATTAGAATACCAAGCAATAGTTTTGTCTTCATTTTCGGGATAAACATTATTCTTGCTAATGGAGAAAGCTGGGATAAATTTATCCTGAAAATGAGCTATCTTAGCTATCATTTCTGATAGAGAAAACATGAGACATTTTGCATTCGATATATTATTCACTAACAGTCTCAACTGAGGATTAAACCTGCGAAGAGCAAGTTCGAGCAATGATATTTTATCCATGACTACTCCATCTGATAAGGTAATGTACTTATCCATGAAAAAAATTCTCATTACTTCTACAGAAGAAAGACATAGCAAGGATTTCAATTGCATGATTTCCTCGTGGGAAAGTCCGTTATGTCTCGAATTGATACATAAATCCAAACGAGTATTTGCATGTAATATATTCCTGCAAACATCCACAGCATTTAGACCTTTAGATTTGATTTTTTTCAGCAGTAGCCGATAATTAATCACAGACTTCCTCAATACTCATTTCTTGATTCTATAATACCACAAACCGTTGAAATAACAATGTTCTATGAATAAAATAAAGGTATGTTGAAGGAAGATGAAAAGCTTATAGAAGAGTTACAAGAAAAGGTTATAACTGACCAGGAAGCTTTTGAAAAAAACCCTGTTTTGCAGTGTGAACTTTTCGATATGTTTAATCGCCGAGAAAAGGAAGAATTTGTATTACCCAAACGCCATTATCTGAGGCGTTGTCGTCAAGCACAACCCATAATACCGATTCCTAAATTAATACGGCAAGACAGAAGGTTGCTAAAGCGAGTAGAGATTAATGTAAGTGAGGCAATGTATTACGTTTTGCGACAATATGAAAAACGTTATAAGGTAAAAGCAGAGGTTATTATAGATCGTATACTAACTCTATTCTTCCGAATGTAATTCTACTACGGGGACCATTACGCACCGACAATTAGGAAGTTGACCTGGATATCCTGTAGTCTTGGTATGTGGATCTATTATAGGAGGCTTACCAATTTCGAATATCTTACCACTCAGAACATCCCTATGATATACACGAGGAGATAACCCACCGCCTGTGTGCAACCATTTAAACTTCTCTACTCCAGCGTCTTTCATCCTAACTATATTGATCTGCATATACGCCTTTCTTGTCTGGTCCATAGCGATTAATTCAGCTTTTCTCTCTTCAGTTCTACCTATCTCCATTATATCCCTACGAAGTTTAGATACGGGCGCACCTTCGAGCAGACATGACATAACACTTTGATGTATCTTGTTAAAACAACTGTTCGGGATAGACCGTATAAGAGCGACATTGGTTTCTACTAATTTATCGATAGTATCTTCCATGCCTTTAGGTATAGGGCTACTAGATATATTATTTTCGTCTTTAAATACTGACTTCAAACTGTTATTAAACTGATGCAAAGAGTTATTCTTTACATTATTCAGCATCTTTTCGGAATAACTCTTTCCGCTATGTGAGAAATAGAATGAAAAGTAATACTGCTCTTTATTGAGAAAATCGAATATAGCTTCCCCAACGCCGCTATCTTTAGCAACGTTGGGCTTTACAGATATATCGTTTTTATGCTCTTTATATAACTTAGTTAATCTTTTCATAAGTATTCTAATAAAAGCCCTAGTCATAACTCTTAGTTTAGTTGCATAGGCTTGGGCTATCCCTGCATTGACGCCCAACGCCCGTCCTTCCTGGACATTTTTTTGTTTCATAAAGCACCTCCATTACATTGGTTGCCCCTGCATTTGCGGCTGTTGCATCTGTTGTTGTTGCTCTTGCTGTTGTGCCATCATAGGGTCTATACCCATAGCTTGCTGTTGTAGCATTTTCTCCATCTCAGCCTGCTCTTGCTCCTTAGCTGGAGATGTAGAAAGGTCAAGAGTAGAGAATCCAGATGACTCATCAAACTTCAAGAACTCTCTTGCTTCCTCAGGCGATATAACGTTACCCATAAGCAGTGTATTCAGAGTTTGAGCAGTCATACTATTTATCTGTGACTTTTCAGAACCAGTCGGCATATCTATCGGCTTAAACTCTGTTTTAAGTTTAAGAGACTGCCCCAACGAAGATTTCGTATACAGACTGTTATGACGATCGATAAGAGGCTTCATATCATTCTCCTGGATAGATTGCAGGGTTTGTATGTAGTCTTTCAACTCGAATTCACCCGTAGCATTGAATCCCTTAGGGGCGGTTTTTAACAGCTTAGTAGCTGGCATCTGAGCTATAGCGGCTACCAATTGATATTGAGTCATTATAAGAGCATCGAAATCTACAAGAGACGTATCTATCTGCTGGATTTGGTCTCCAGGACGCTTAATAGCCACACCGAAATTATCTCTCAACCATGATACTGATTTCAAAGTCTTTTCTGCTTCTTTTTGGTTACCTATAAAGTTCTCAAGGTTTGCATCCATAATAAGCAATCGTTTTGTAAGTGCCAATAATGGAGCTTCGTTAGCTACTTTTTCAGAGGCATATACTCTTTGATATATCATCTGAGTAAGAGGTATTCCACCGTAGTAGTAGGTAGGCTTCAACACATCAGGGACATCTGAATTGAATAACACTATACAATGTGATCTGTGTACTCTTACACCATTTGTAAGCCTCCACCATGTAGGTATATAGTAGTACGGGCTGGCAGGGTTATTTGCCGCTTCAGCATCTAATTCTGGAGAAACCCACATAGGCTCTATAACCTTCCATCCCATATATGAATTAGGCATCACAGAATCGATATTGAAAGGTACGCTATAATCGTACTCTCCACGGAATAATGGTATTGCTATACCTATACCGAATACCTTCTTATTAACCTCTAATCTCTTGCATATATCATCAATGTGGAATTTCTTAATAGAATCAAGCTGTATTTTTTCTATAATCTGAGGGTCTATCTGCTCTGGTGAATCCTCTTTGAGGGATAATTTCCATCCACTACGAATAGCATCCTCAGCAGGCACAGTACATGCGGCATTTATAATCCAATTCTGTTTCAAAATGGAGCATGCTGTATACCCGATAAATCCTTGGCGTGCAAAATGACTATATATGAGATCAGGTGCGTTGGGGTTCATAGCTCCGAAAGAGTTTTGCTTAAGACCTGAACCTCCAGTATCGCTAGAAAATGAGTCCATAGCTATCTTACCAGTATTATTCGGCTGTATAGGCTTCAAATCAGCTGGTGTACGTTGAATTGATCTACTCAGTAAGTCCTGCTTTTCGTACCAACTCAATTCATGATTCTCATTATTAAGCTGGTCGTATATAGTCCCCTTCTGTTCGGGTTTCTTATCCGACTCCCACATTAAAAATTTCTTTAAAAGTTCTCTCCATTCCATGTTTACTTCCTCCTAAAATAATCCTCTTGCCTCCATATCATCCTCCAGTGCATATCGCACGGCATCGATACTGTGGTTATTCTTATCGGGATAATCAGGCTTAAATTCGCCATCTTTATCCTTCTCATATTCGTATAAAACGAATTCACGGTGGGCATTAGGTGTACGGCGTTGATCTATTACTATCTTTTGAAGGTCCTGTAAGAACTTCACACCGTATGATACATATCCCTTTTTACCCTGCGCTTTCTTTCTAGCTCCGTAACAAAGGAATCCATGATGCCAAAACTCAGATACTGACTTCGGCTCTGCACTATCAGCAACAATAGTCGTATGGTGATACCCCTTTTGTTTAATAAGCTCCATCAATTCTGTGTTAAATAAATGACGTTGATATATTTCATCTATTAGATATAGAATCCTTCTTGTTTTATCGAAATGACATCGTATAAAGCACGCAGGGTCTACGGAGAAACCCCAGTCTATACCTTGCCTTATATGATCGAATTTTGCGATCTCTTCATCTGTTATCTCTCTAACCTCTACATTCTCAAATACTGTTCCTCCAGTACCTGTAGCTACACCTAGATACTCATGCTCATAGTTCTGAGGTTTTGTGTTTTTTAACAGTTCTGCTTCCGCTATAAACTGCTTTCCTAGCCAATCAGGTGGGACATCCAGATATGTAGAATGGTGAACTAATCGTGTAGGTATATCGATCTCTGACTCGAAATTAACCCAGTTTTGCCTCACTTGCGGCGGGTTATAACTGTAGAAAATTCTGAAATTCTCACCACCTCTTATCACAGATTGTAATAGGTTACGTATCTCTTCCATACCTGTGAATTCAGCAAGCTCTTCAAACCACACACATTGAAAGAATCCCACTCTTGGTTTAATAGATTTTATCTTCTGTGGGTCATCACATCCTGCAAGGAATATAAGTTGCCCCGTTGGGTTAAATACGAATTGGTTAACAGCAGTTTTCTCAGTGAATAGAGATGATAAATGTAATTGATCTATAGCCCATTTGATCTGAGAACCAACCGAGTTCCTTAAACTATTACCTACCTTCCTAAAGCATATAGCATTTCCCAATTCTGCCTGAGATATTTCACCCGAATGGTATTTTAAATACGACTCAAAGATCGTAAGCACAACCATAATAGATATAAAAGATGATTTGGTACTACCACGACCACCTTTTAACCAATAATGAATATGCCGCCCTAAAAAGATATCATCGAAAACTTTATGGAAGCATGGTGAGATAATATCCTTAGGATTAATCTCTTCCATTAATTTTCTTCGATTTTACCTATGTTGTATATGATCTGAGGTATCTGATTACCTTTACCTGTATTCTCGTTAGGAGTTTCACCTAATATATCTAGCATAAGGCGAATATCTTTTTCTTTGGCATCCTCAGCACAGCATCTATCAGCTAATTGCTCTATAGCTAACTGCAAACGAGATACTTTTCTTCCGTTAATATCAACCACCAACGACTTCATAGCATTATCCATATGCTCTAAAGCGGTCCTATGGTCTTTTTTTACTTTTCCATACTGATCTACATAGTACATTTTTCAATTCCCATCTATTTTTTTAATTATAATATTGATTTTAATAAAAATGTATTTAAAATTTTAATAGCTAGGAAGGAATGAAAAATGGAGTACTTGAAAAAAAATCATAAAAAGCTATTGCATAATATTACCTTATATCGTATAACTAACACGGTTAATATATTGATTTAAATATTGGAGGTTTATTATGGCTAATAAAGTATATTTCCCTAAGAATTTTAATAGTTTCGAACAGCTTAAAGAGTTCTGTTTAACTATGGAGCGAATGGGCTATCTGCTAGATGTTAATGAATCCTGCTACGTTAAGGAGGCGTAACAATGGCTATCGCTACTATGTTTTACGGTGTTCCTGGAGTAGGGAAGACTGTTCTCGCTATGTCTGCTCCTAATGCATTCCTTATCGACCTAGACGGTGGAGTAGAGAGAGTTCCTTACAAGAACCGTTGTAAATATAAGAGGATGACTTCATATGCTGAAATAAAGAAGTTCATTCAATCTGAAGAAAGTAAAAAGTACAGTACCATTATTATTGATACTTATGGTCAGCTTATTGAAGCTATAGGAGTTTGGGTATCCACAAAAAATCCAAGATTAAAGACCGACAGTGGGTATTCTCAGCAGGGATGGAATGCTATTAAGAATGAGTCTCAAAAGCTGGTAGATGAATTGCTGGCAAGAGATCAGCATACGATATTCATAGCACACTCTAGAGAGGATCAGAAAGCAGATGTTTATAAAATCCGTCCTGATATAGCTGGTGCTTCTGGTAAATACCTTCCTCAGAAAATGGACCTTATTGGATATATGGAGATCAAAAACGATCTTAGAACGATACACTTTAGTCCAAAGGATGAGTTTTTCGCTAAAGGCAATAGGGGAGTTGAGGGAAGTATAGTAATTCCTGATAATCTGGATAATAATCCTAACGACTTTTTCCGTAGGAATATTCTCCGCACAATGCATAACTACACAGAAGACGAACAGGAGATTGTCCCTGATTATGAGGAAGCTAACAAGAAATTCCAAGATCATTTGGAATTCGTATCTGACATGAACACGTTGAAGTCGTGTTACGACGCATTGGATGAAGCTCCTAGAGTATGGGATTCTTACATCAAGAATCTTCATCTGCTTGAAGAAAAGACAGAAGATCTTTTCAGAGGGATTAAGGACGCAGAGCAAGTGAATAACTTCTTCAATATCCTAAAAAGTATGCCAGCTATATGGAACGAAAATGCTAAAGAGCTTAAGCGTTCGTTTAAAAGACGTACTGATAAATTAAATCTGACTTTTAACAAAGAAACAGGAGTCTTTGCGTAATGCTAGATAAAAAAATGGGGGGTATTTAGCGATGCCCCCGTCCGAACTATTTCACTTTAAATTATCATGCACCCTTTATACTACGTACTCGTACTATATGCAAGGGTATGGAACAGATAAAGATTTTTTAGACTTCCTGAATCGGGTTCAGAAGCCTAAAACAACAAGCATGAATCTCGGCGTTGCTTGGGAGACGTTCGTGTATGACTTGACGCAAGGCATGAGTGCCTTAGATGCTAGAAAACACGTACTGTCCCTTCCTTTCTGGGAAGAAGGACGCATGGATGATTCACTCTTTAAGCGCAGAATGGCTTTATGTAATGGAGAATGGGATATCCCAGCCAAACAAGCAAGCCAGATAGTCGCAGGGGGTTTATATCAACAGAAGATAACCAGAAAAATAAAATTACCTGAGTTAGCAGACTGTACACTCGTTGGTGTAGCAGACTTTATCGCCAATAAAGCCGTATACGATACAAAATTTTGTGGAGGATATGATGTAGGTCACTATAGCAAATCAATCCAGCATTTAGTATACATGTACTTAACAGGCTATCTTGACTTCGGTTATTTAGTATTTAGCGACGGCAGGAAAGGAGAAGACAAAGGTGAGCTATTTCTCGAGGATTATCAATGGACCAAAGAATCAGAAATAAATCTAATAAGCAAACTTTCAGAGATGGTGCAATGGATAATGGATTCACCATTCAAGGACGCTTTTCTCAAAAATTGGAGTCTCAAATGAAAATAGAAATAGAAGCTAATATCACTGTAATTAAAGATAAGTTCAACAAGATATTTCATTACAATAACTGGAATGATGATAAGATTGCTAAGAAAAACAAATTCCATGAAAAGATTAAAGATAAGCTCGAGGAAGCCCTAAAGGACTTCAATGACTTAGAATATATAACCACTGAGCTAGGTCTTACTAGCAGGCATGCTAAGAAGAATTTACATGCTAAAGCACTAATATGTTTAGCCCCTGGATATGGCATTTTCTATAAGTGTGAAGAATTCGAAGGTAAGATATGGAGGAGAGTACCTGTCAGAGATCAAGCCGCTGTCTTGGGAATATCCTGGATGCATGCTCAGAAAATACAGAAGTGGTTAGAGAAAGAAGGTTATATAATCAGAAAGAAGATAAGACCTCTTCAGAATAAACAGCGTAGAGTCGTTGGGGACAAGACCAAAATGATGGACAACGCTAACTATATAATACTTACAGCCAAAGGCTTTTCATTGCTCAAAAAAGCTCAAGCAATAGGGAAATCACATAATAAAAAAGACGATGATGATAATAACGAAAATAATAAGATATACGAACATAAACGTGATCGAGATTTAGATGATAAATTATATAATTATAAATCATCTAACGACAATTTTTCGTATAAAAAGCATAATTCATCCCTCTGTGCCAATCTCATGCGTATCTACGAGGAATACACGGGTGACATAGGGCATAGGTACAGCGAAAGGGCTTACGCCTTTTTACATCAAGTTTCAAAGTGGATATCGACTACTGATAGGATAGATTTACTGATAGATCGATTTAGAGATTTCATGAAGCACTCAGTAAACATACTAGGTAAGACCGTATCGTTTTATCAACGGTTATCCAAGAAGTGTATTGACGCTTATTTACGAGCAAAGGAGAAAGCCATCATGCTAGCTGAATCTTATACATTTGCTACTGACGAAGATATAAAGATATTCAACGAGAATTGTATTAACAAACCTGCTCCAGACCCTGCGTATAAGGCGTTCTATGAGTCCCCAACGCAAGAACCCGACAAATCTGAAATCGCAGTTCAGAAAAGTCTAAGTTTGGAGGAGAAGAAGTTATTAGTGCTATCAGAACTCATGAAAGTTATGAATCCTCAAACATAACCTAATATTTAGAAGGAAATGAAAAATGTCTGTTTTGATTGATAAGTTAATACAAACGAAGAGAGAGAAAGATGATGAGTTCTATACTCCATACTATGTTGTAGAACAAGGAATTAACTACTATTTGAAACAGAATCCTAATCTGTTCAAGGATAAAACAGTCATGTGTCCATGTGATAACATTGAATACAGTAAATTCTGGAAGTTCTTCTACTATAATTTTGATTCGTTGGGTTTAAGAAAGTTAATAGCTACATGCTACCAAACATATGGATTTAAAAAAGGAGAATTAGGAACCAGGGAAAAGAAAAACATAACGGTTAGATTTTTAGATGGAAACGGAGACTTCAGAAGCAGTGAGGTAAATGAAATAGCCAAAGAAGCAGATTTTATAATCACTAATCCTCCATTCTCTCTATTAGGAGAAATGTATTCTTGGTTACTCAAAGAAAATAAGAAGTTTCTTATTATCGGATCTAACATATCTATTACATACAACTCTATTTTCCCTCAAGTGGCTTCGGGAGAAGTGAAAGCAAGAAGAATTCCTCACGTAAAATTTGATAGACCAGGTAAGCATGATAAATACATAGACTCAGGAAATTGCTGTTGGGTTTCTAACCTTCCAGATAATTCAGATGTAAGAATTGAGCTAACGAAAGAGTATAACCCAACTGATTATCCTCAATATGATGACGATAAAAGGGCTATTAACGTCAATAAGAGACGAGATATACCAAAAGACTATTACGGAGTAATGGGAGTTCCTATCTCATTCCTAGAGAACTATAATCCTAATCAATTTACAGTTATATCTAAACAAGATAACTTATCCGTAAACGGTAAGAAGTTGTTTAGAAGAATACTTATTAGGAGAAATGACAGTGAACGAAAATAAAGTAATAATACCAATAGAATCTATAGAGGATAAGAAAGTTGTGATTCCAAGTAGGACTATTAGATTATTATGCCGTCTAACGGATAAAGATCAATGCAAAGAGGTATTCGAGAAGTACTTCGGTATAGTACCAACAGCAGAAGAGATGGATTTAGCTAAGAGAATCGTTGAAGTAATAGCTTCTCTTATCAAGAAGAGAATCCTCAATGGCTACGAAATAAGAACAAAATAAAAAGGGTACAAATTGTACCCTATTCACGACTTTAGAAAATGTTTAATATGAAACTGCATTGCACAGTTGTGGTAGTTTCGATCTATTGTATATAAAATTTTAAATAAATTAAATGCGTTGGGTAGAAAAAAGGGAACTATACGTTCCCGTTAAAAAATAGATTACTTTATCGTTGAAAAACGATAATGACAGTGATCAATATACAGATAAATTATCAATAAAAAAAGGAGTGCGGACCAAAGAATGCACTCCATTTCTCAAATGAAAAAAACATACACACATTCATTATACATGATTAGAATAAAAAATCTAATTAGTTCTTATATTGTATAAGTTTTCTTATAAGTAAAAAATAAATTAAATTTTATATTTATTATAAGTAAAAAATAATATATCATTGGGTTCAGAAGGAAATGGACAATTAGATGGCTAAAAAAGTCGACTATAATGGCTTTTGGAAGATTGATGGAAACCCACTCTCAAAGGTGGGCGTCTTTCCTTACCTAGGGAAACAAATATCCGATAAACTAGAACCCAACAGAATATACATGGTGTACCGTCCAGCTGAGGAGCTGTTCTCGAAGGATGCTATAGACAGCTTCAATAAAAACCCTGTGCCTCTAATTGAAAATCATGAAATGATCGGAAAAGGTTTTACACCTGCTGAAAAAAAAGGTGTAGAAGGTGTTATTAACAATATTAGAAGAGATGGAGATAAATTAGTTGGGGATATCTCCATCTATTCCGATCGTCTTAAAGACAAAATTACAAATGGCAAAAAAGACCTTTCAATGGGGTACTTCTGTAACTATGAACTAGCTGATGGTGATTTCGAAGGTCATCACTATGATGCTATACAGCGTGACATTAGGAGTAATCATGTAGCACTAGTCGACAGAGGTAGAATGGGAAGTGAAGTAAGAGTATACGATTCATTTACTTTCGATTGTGCTATCGAAACGATGTATACAGAAGATTCATGCGCTGAGGATGCATTTGAAGGATTCTTCATAAAAAGGGCTCTTCATCTCGCAGGTAGAATTATATCGGCAGGGTTACTATTCGCTCCAGGAAAAGTATTCCATTGGGGAGCTACCAAAGTAGCAAATATGGCTCTCAAAGCGAAGAATCTCAGTTCGGCGGCTAAAGCTTTTAAGAGTGCCGCTGTAATGAGAAATATAATGAACAAGTATGGCTCAAAAATAGCTGAATATATGGTAACCAAAGGTGCAGGTAAAGGCACATCTTGGTGGAATGCTATTAAGAATTCGTACAATCTTCACAGAAAAGGAAGAGCCATAAGTGCATCCGAATTATTTAATAGTTCTAAATTCAAGGAAACTTTGGGGAAAGCGAAGGGACTAGGAGATCAACTTCATAACAGATTCTCGAAGGTATTCGGAGAGCATACGGGGAAAATATACCAAAAGGCTAAAGAGTACTTCCCTGATGATAAGAGCATACAAACATTCAGAAAAGAGATGGAGGTTCTCAGAAAGAATCCTAAAGCTCGTAAACAAGCTCTTGCTCTGATCAAAAAGAAATCTACAGAAGCTTACAACTACATTAAAAATTCTTATTCATCCTTCAACGAAGGATTCAGAATGAACAGAGGTAAAGACCCTAAAAAGTCTTTAGAAACGATTAAAGCTGGGAAGATAAAGGTAAATAAGGACCTAAAGATTAAAATAGGGGAAGAAATTACCAGTCTTAATGCGGCTGACCAGTCATACAAAGCACTGCTCAAAATTATAATGGATAAAACTGGTCTAAAAGGAAATAGCGGACCAATACAGGGATTAAGAACAGCCTTTAATGTAAGAGATCAAGCTGAAAGAGAAAGACTGATAAGAAATAACATTGCAAAATTGAATCTTAGAGATCATGACTATTTCCAGGATGTAGATATCAACAAAATATTCACGACTCATGGATTACATCATCACCTTTTCGATTCTCAGTTTGCTAAATTGGCTGATGTAAAATCAGTTCAAAATGCATTAGAAGTATCTTCATTGATTAGAGATCAAGCTATATCTGGAATAGCATCTCTTAATTCTCAGAAAATACCTAACAGCACTATAAAAGAGTTAGAAAGACTTATCGAATCGAGGGATGAATTTATCCAAAGCAATAACTTAGGTAGTAAAACTGCTGAAGTGATGAACATTCTTACAGATAAAGTATTCCTGAAGAGGCTGTTTTTCCATTCTATGGCTGGAGGAGCTATTATAGGGGGAGCTAAGCTCTGGGGAGGAAACAAACTAAATCCTGAGGAGCTTAAAGCGAAGTATCACGAACTTAAAAACAAGAAAAAAGACCCACTAGAAAATGTATCTCTACCAAAAATATTAGGTGCTTCTGCGATGTTATCTGGAGCGGCTTTAGAAGCGTTCTGGGATGCATCGAGGCACGTTCTTCCTAGAAGGGTATATCGAAGATTAAAGAAGAACTGGAGAGACATGAAAGAAACGACAGGGTATGCGGCATCGGCTGGTGCTATTACCCCAATCATAAGTGAGATTATGTCTGCTCCCTACGAAAGAGTCGGATTCTTAAATACCGCTACTAATTCGGTTATAGGTGCTGGAGCTATGGGTGCATCTGCAATGGCACTTTCTGGAGCTATAAAGGTCATAGGAGGAGGATACAAAACTGCTAAGAGCTTATCTAAAGTGGTATCTAAGCATCTTCCTAAAATACAAGACCCAGCAAAACAGCAAGGAGAGCCTGACGGATGGATTACTTACAGAGGTAAGCATATTCCTATCTACAATGATGCTGGAAGAAAGAGTCCATTCCACAGTATAAAGGGTAAACCTAGCAAGCAATCCACAGATGCTCAAGACCCTGATATTCAGTGGGTTACAGTAAAGGGACAGCACATCCCGATAAAGAAGGGGCAGAGCGTTAAAGAAGGAGTAAAGGAGTTCTTTGCGAACAGGAATAAGAATACTCCACGCAGAACGCACAATTCCATACGTCATGATCTCAAGAAGGATAAAACAAAATACAGAATCGCACTCCGTGGAGACCCTGAGAGAGTAAAGAAAGTAGAGAATCTATTCTCAAGCGCACAGCTTAAGCAAGGGAATAGGATAATCAAGAAAGCTGGAGAGCCTATTTCAAAAGAATCTGCTATGGCTGTGATGAAATACTTCCCTATAACAAAAGAGTACAAGAACTTGAGAAGCAACTCTTCCAAGAAAGAATTTAGAGATCACGCAGTACTGATGGGAATGGCAGTCATAGCTCACATTATCCTGAAAAAGGCAGGAGATGAATACGCTACAGAGAGGAAGCAAGCAGAAGTAGCGATACAGAATCAATACATTGCTATGCATCAGATAGTTCAAAAAGACAAACGAAAGAAGAGGGACTGATGAAGAAAGAGCCTATGAGAAAAGTAGTTCATAAATACCATCAGAATCTTAATGATGGTTTATTAACTGCTGTTAACGCATCTTTCCTAAATAACTCTCTTCCAGAAGTATGGGCAATGCACAAGCCAGCCATTCTTGCGGCATCTCTATACGGAGTTAACAGAGGAGAAGAAGGAATAAAGAAGTTAAAAAACTTTATATCCTCTACGTGGCAGAAAGGGCAGAACGCATATAACGAATGGAAGGACGATGCTCCTTGGTATACGAGAGGATTACACCGTGCGCAAGAGAAACTGACGGATGCTAGCAATTACACAGGTGAATTAAAAGACAAAGCAATAAATAGGACATTTGAAACCATAGCTCCTGCTATCAATAAAGGTCACGAATTAATGGATTTAGCGGAGGAAAAGGTCGTAGATTGGGCTAAGAAATTCCCTGAGAACGCTAAGAAGAACATAAAATACCTGCCTGAGAACGCATCTAATTGGTACTCAAATTTAAAAGACAACGTTAGAGGTCTTAAGGATTGGGCTACAGGAGCTAGTGCATCTCAAAAAGCTTTACACTCTACGGAAGCTGGTATGCACAGACTAGGTCAAGCTATCGAAAAGAAGGGAAGATATCTAGACAAGATAAAAGAGAATTTGAGCGATGCATATAATTACTGGAATGAATCTCCAAAGTTAAAGTATGCGACATTGGGCGGACTAGGGGCGTATGGTGCTTACAAGCTGTATCAACATTTCAATAAAAACGGCAGGCTCAATAAGAAAATAAAGAGCTGGATTACTACTAAAACAGGTAAGCACATACCCATTTATGAAGGAGGAAATAAAAATGGATAATAGAGTTGTAGATAAGTATCTATCGTTAATAAGAAAGGGAAAAGATAAGAAGGTTGCTAAAGATGACTTTTCGCTTCCAGAAAATTTTGGGAGGACTGTAAAGCACAGATTAGCAGAAGGAGCGCACTCACTATATAACGATGCGGCTAACAGATTCGGAAACCGTAACATTTTAGAAAGAGCTATGGGAAATGCGAGAGTACAAGCTCACAAATTAGGAAACAATCTATCAGATTATGCTGACGATTTAGGTAAATCTTACAATTCTGCTAGAGAAAAGCTCGGTAACTTCGCTGAGCAAACTGCAGAGAATTTAGGTAATCACTACAACAATTTCGTTGGGGGTTTAACTACTCCTATCGTTGAATCAAGACCTGGTGAAGCGGCTTTATACAATCCAGATAAGATGTATCAAGTAGGTAAAGAAATTCGTAGTGCAGGGATAAATGCTGGAAACAGTGTAAAAAATGCCTGGAATAATTTATCAGAAGGCGCAAGTAATGCCTGGAACGAATATGCACCGAAAGCTCAAGAAGCAATGGGTAACGCTTGGAATAGATTATCTGAAAGTGCAAGTGAAGCCTCAAATAAGCTAGCTGATTATGCTCCCAAAGCTCAAGAGGCAGTTTCAAATGGAATAAGTAACGCTGGTAACTATCTGAAAAATGGAATGAATAATCTAGCAGAAGGAGCAAGCAATGCTTGGAACAATCTTTCTGAAAGTGCCGCCAATGCATGGAACGGACTATCCCCAACGATGCAGAACGCACTTAAGTACGGAGGAATGGGATTAGGAGCGTTGGGTGCTGGATATGGATTATACAAAGCTTTCGGAGGGGGAAACAAACCAACCCCACCGCAAGTTGCTAAGAAACCTAAGCCTGTAGCAGGAGCGAGACCTATGAATGGTATGAGACCTGCAAACGGCAATATGGGGGCAGGTGGCAATCCTAAGGGTTGGATAACCACGAGGACGGGTAAGAGAGTACCTGTATACAAATAGCTTTTTTTCGGAAATAGGAGGAAATGATGACAATTAAGAAGAAAAAGCAAAAAGCAATGGATGAAGACGAGGAAGATATCGAAATTGAAGACGCTGATCTCGATTTCGGATTGGAAAAGCCTTCATTTGATGAAGACGAAGATGAGGAAGAAGCGGAGGACTCTGATGAAGATAATGAAGAGGAAGCTGAGGATTCTGATGAAGATAATGAAGAGGAAGCTGAGGATTCTGATGAAGATGACGAAAACAATGCTAAGGATTCATGCGCCAAAGATTCGGCTATTCCAGCAAAGAAACTAAAAAGATTTAAGAAGAAGGGGAAGAAGATGATGAAGATGTCTCTAGATTCATTGCCTCAGGAGGTAATGAAGCAGATAGCCGCAAGAGATCATCTAGCCAACCGCCTACGTCCAGTTATAGGTGATTTCGCTTATGACTCTATGGATTTAGAGACACTAGCCAAATATGCCTGTGATCAATTGGATTTAGGCGTAAGCAAGAGTGATTCTGTTGCCGCTATTCACGGTTATTTGTGTGGTAAGGAGCAAATGGCACAGCAGGTTTACTCGATGGATTCAAGTATCGAGCAATCCTCGAATGTTGCTGATGCTCAGATCGAAGCGTATTTGAAAGGAGAATAGTTATGCAGTCGACAGTTTACACTAGTTTATCTCAACCAATTCCAGGTGATTTGTATGATAATTCACCTCGGAGAGCAGACCCGTACATTTTGACGACTATTGTTACAGAAGGCGTCAAAGCGAGTGGTAAAGTCACAGCGGCGGCAAATGCCAGTGCTAACGACACTGTATCAGTAGCAGGTACGACTTACACCTTTAAAGCAGAGGCTTCTGCGGCTACTGATGTAGAAATCGGGGATGACAAAGATGCTACTTTAGCGAATTTAGCAACCGTTGTTAATGCTAACAATGCATTTGTAACGGCGGAGGCTGATTCCACGAACCACGCATGTGTATTTACAGCACGTGAAGCTGGTACAGCTGGAAACGCTTTTGCTATTTCGGCTTCTGTTATGACTCCAACCAGCTTTTCTGGTGGTGTGAATGCCGTATACGTAGCCGCATACGTAGGTCACGGATTCGGATTTAAGAATGACAATACCGTTTGTGCTGGAGATAACTTTAGCAAAGGATTTGCTGGTATTCTAGTTACTTCCAAGCAGTACTCCAATATCAACAATTTGGAAGCAACCATGGAAGTAAAAGAAGGCGTACATGGTGAATTGTTAACCTTTGGTCGAGTTTGGGTAAAGACAAAGCACGCTGTTGTACCTGGTTATCTGGGTTGTATGAACAGTACGACTGGAGAGATCGGTGCGGCATCTGACTCATCGCATGTGCCATCTGGATATCAGATTATCCCTAACTCAAAGTTCATTCTTCAATCCGCAAGTGTTGGAGAAATGGCGATTTTGCAGTTAAGCGAATAGTTAATGGAGAAGGAAGGAAATGTTAAGTAACTATAAATTGAAAATGTCCCCATCTCAGGTGAGGGAATACAAGGTAGCACAAGATACCTCTCTCGAAACATTGGATAGATTGGGTATCACATTGTGCAGTAGCTCAGTAAGCATGGACGAGGCAGTACCAGGATTAACCACGCCTAGCGTTGTTACTCCAAACCAGTACTTGCAACACTTCTTGCCTACACCAATCAGAACAGTTACATCACCTCGTAAGATTGATGAATTGATTGGAAGAAATATCGTAGCTTCTTGGGAAGATGAGGAAGTCGTAACGACTGTAATCGAATCCAAAGGAAGTGCGAGACCGTACGGCGACTACACCTCGATTCCGTTGGCACAGTTCAACGTTAACTTCGAAAAGCGTACCATCGTTCGTTTCGAAGAGGGTATTGAGGTATCTAAATTAGAGCAAGAGAGAGCAAACAAGATTCACATTAACGTTGCCTCTGAAAAGAGAGAAGCGGCATCTGAGTCTTTGGCTATCGAGCTTAACCGTATTGGTTTCTATGGATACAACAACGGTACAAACCGCACGTATGGATTCTTGAATGAACCATCGTTGCCAGCCTACACAACGGTAGCAACTGGAGCATCCAGTGACACTAAGTGGAGTACGAAGACATACAAAGAAATCTGTGCGGATATTCGTACTGCAGTAGCGGCTTTGCGTGTAAGAAGTGGTGACTTGTTTGACCCATACTCTGACAGCTTTACCATAGCGATTTCGTTAAGTGCAATTGAGTATTTATCGGTTGTATCAGACTACGGTAACTCAGTACGTGACTGGATTAAAGAGACCTACCCATCCTGCACTATCAAGAGCTGTATAGAGCTTGATAAAGCGAATGGTGGTAGCAATATCTTCTACCTCTACGCTGACAAGATAGATGGTAAGCCAGTTTGGGCTAACAACGTTGTTACCGTTTACAGAATGCTGGGTAACGAGCAAGGCATCAAAGGATACAAAGAGGGTTACAGCAATGCGACCTCTGGTGTGATGTTGAATTACCCAGTGGGAATCGTTCGTTACAGTGGAATTTAATTTAAGTAAGGAGATGAAAAATGTTAGTGCTATCCACTTTAACTAGTCCTCAGGACTATACCTTTTACAAACAGAATGGTGAGGATGGTATCAATCAGGTGACTGATACCATTCACATCAATGGAATGTCGAATGTCGCTAGTAAGGATTTAATTACTCCACACGGTGTAGTTACAAGCCTTACTGATGCACAGGTTGAGAAATTAAGAACTCATCCTGTATTCCAAACCCATGTAAATAACGGCTTTGTGAAGATTCTTATGAATTCTTCTTCTTCTGCACAAGAAAAAGCAAAGGACGACATGGAGAAAGAAGACAAATCTGCACCGTTAACTCCGAAGAAGTACGCAAAACGTGGGAAGAAAGTCCCAACGAGCGGAACACCAGAGGAGTAAATTATGTCTGGATTAGCCATAAACTACTCAGATTTCGTGTTTGAATTCCCTGAATTCGCTAATACTAGCGAGAGCTTATTTAATCAATTCTTGATTCAGGCGAAATGCTATATTTCTGACGAAGATTATGGCGTATTGCATGGTGAAGCAAGAAGACTAGCAATTGAGTTAATGACCGCTCATTTGCTTACTCTAAACTCCAGACTTACGGAAGATAACCAATCACAAGCTACTGTTGTAGCGAGTGCTAATATAGGGGAGGTATCAGTATCACTAGTACCTCCTACTTCCGCTAACCAATATGAATTTTGGCTAAATCTAACAATTTACGGAACTAGATTGTGGGCATTGCTGAGTGCCAAGACAGCATGCGGTTTTTACGTTGAGGGTAGTCCTCAGAGGGTGCTGTAATGAAGGTAGAGCTTATCCATACGAAAGACAAAGAATCTCACAGGAAACTGCAAGAGAGAATGCAAACGTTATGCGCTCGTATAGGATGGTTCGATAATACAAAATACGATGACGACTCGGGTAAAGGTAAAGCCCCATTAGTATCAACAGTCGCAAGGACGCAAGAATTCGGTACGATGGATAAAGGAGGTCATATCCCACCGAGACCATTTATGCGCCCTGCTAAGAACAAGAATCAGAATAAATGGAAAAGTACGTTTTCTCAATCATTCAAAGACGAAAAGGATATGGAAGGCGCACTCAAAAAAGTTGCAGAGCAAGCAGTGGGAGATATTCGTAAATCCATAATGTCGGTATGGAATCCACCTCTTTCTCAAGCAACAGTTTTACATCGTTTAAGACGGTATAAGAATAACAAGAAAGCTGACAAGCTAATTCAAAAGATCAAAACCAATTCCAAGATAGAGGCAACGCCAGATAATCAAGGAATTTTGAAACCATTAGTAGATACGGGTTTACTCATTTCTTCATTATCTTACGAAGTGATTAATCCAAGTGAGGTGAGTGATGAGTACCTTACTGAATAGCACTAACATACTTAAGCTCGCTTTTGGAGCAATTCCTCCACGTAAGATTCAGTGGCAAAAGTTTGCCTCCGTATCTACTAACCCTGATGGAACGGAATATGCAGTATATGATGCTCCAGTAGAGATTACAGGATTTGTAGTTCCTGTTAATAAGGGAGCTTACAAAGCATTAGGGTTAGATTTCACAAAAGTGTACATGAGTGTGTACACACTTTCCGACGTTAAAGACAACTTTAAGCAAGAAGTACCAGATCGCCTTTTATTCGATGACGGGGTATGGAACGTAGAAACCACCAAGGATTGGTACATATACAACGGCTGGAAGTGTTGCTTGGTAGTTTTAGATAAGAGGGCATCATGAAAAGTAATTCAGGAGTATGGACAGATATTTTAGCGGTGATTAGACAGGGTCTTTCCGAAATGGAAATAACTGGATACACGGTAAGAAGAAGCAATCTACCACTTTTAAAAACGAAAACTACGGGAATGTTGTTAGTAGATATGATCGATTCAGTTAACTACGGATGGCAACACCACGATGATGTATACGATGATGATGGGGAAGTTCTATATCACTGTGAAGAACTTATTAAGAGCTACGAATTTCAAATAACAGCATTAGAGATACCTAATAAAACAGATAACGATTTCTCTGCCATAGATGTAATGGAGATGCTGAATATGTGGTTAAGAAGTGAAATGGGAGTTAATGCGTTAAGGCGAAAAGGATACGGAGTTTATAACCCCCAACGCATAACTATTAACAATTCTACAGATGATAGCGATTTGTACGAAAAAATTCCTGGACTGGATTTCATGGTCGAGACAGTTCAGAAGATGACTTCTAGGGTTTCGGGAGTCAACAGGATCATTGGTATTGAAAAAGGAGAGTAAGAATGGCTATTTCGCAAACTAAATACGTAGATATAACCTCGTTACAAGAGAAAAGTAGCGAATCTACGAGACTTGATGGAAGGGTATATACATCAAGTGACAAACTTCCAGCAGGCGTAACGATGGAGTTCGATTCGTTGGAAATGGTGGGAACAATTTTCACGGAAGGAACAGATGAATATAAATTCGCTAATAAGTATTTCTCTTACAGAAATCTACAGGCGAAAAGAGCTAAATCTATAACATTTTCTAACTTCAACCCAACGGGCAGAAAATGTACTTTGAAAGCGACTTCCGCTCCAGTAGCGTTAGCAACTTTGAAAGCTATCACTGATGGAAGTATCAAAATAGATATGGGCGGTGTAGCTACTGAAATTACTGGATTAGATTTTTCTGAAGTAACCTCTTATGCAGATGTAGCAACTGCCTTACAGACTGCGATTAGAGCAGTTACCGAAAATGGTGAATTATGGACAGGCGCAACGGTTACATATGATGCAACGTGCGGCTTTGTGTTACAAGGTGGAACAGTTACAGCTTCTAATATCGGGTATGCTACGGATGCCGCTTCGGGTACTGCATTAGCAGATAAAATTAAGTGGACAGCAGAAGACCTTCCATTTGTTAGCTCTGGTATGGCAGTAGAAACGCCAGTAGCTTGTATAAGGCGTACAATGTCCGAAGCTAACTGTTGTGGTTCATTTGCATTCTTAGATGAACTTACGACAGCGCAGATTGCTGACGTAGCTCAGTGGAATCACAATCAGAATGTAAGATACATTTACTCTGTTGCTGTAAATGCCTCTAACTATTCGGCAGTACAAAGTGCTGTAGCAGAATATGACGGCGTTGGGCTTACTTATGGTGATGATAAGTTCGTATCTTACATGCCAATGGCGATACTAGCCGCTACTGACTACAACATACAGAATGGTACTAAGAACTATATGTACACTCAGTTCGAAGGAGAAATACCTTCCGTAACGACCAATGAATTATCTAATGCTTTGGATAACTTACACATTAACTACTACGGATTAACCCAGATGACGGGGAAGAAAATATCATTCTACCAGAGAGGTTATTTGCAGGGTTCTATCCCAGATATGGGAGTGTATGCGAACGAAATTTGGTTGAAACAAGAAATTGAAAATATGTCGATGAATCTCTTCACTCGAAGAGGGAAATTGCCTGCTAACAGCACTGGTGTAGGAATATTCAGAACAGCCCTGCAATCGATTTTAGATTTGGCAGTTACCAATGGAGCATTTTTGCTGGGTAAAGTCCTATCTCGATCACAGTGCGCTAGAGTGGTCGAAATTTCTAATTCTGATGATGCCGTGTCGCAGATTCAGAGTTTGGGATATTGGGTCAATGTGGAAGTACAGGAAGCAGTTATTAATTCTGTAACTGAATACTATCTCAAGTACATATTGCTGTACGCAAAAGGTGACGCAATCAGAAAGATAGAAGGAACAGACATTTTGTTATAGTCGGCATTTTTTAGAAGGAGGAAGAATAAATGAAGGACGTATCAGGAATAGGTTTAAAGATAACCATTATTGCGAGTATTACTTATCCAATGGGAATTACTGTGACATCTTTTTCGGATGACTCAGATCCTTTTGACGTGCCAGAGTCTGCGCTAGCTGAATATGGAATGGGATTGAACGGTGATTTGGTTATTAACCGCCGTCCATCTGCTCCAGAATTCACGGTAGCTGTTATTCCTGGTTCAGAGGAGGATATCGCTTTAACCAGATTAGCAGAAGCCAACAGAGTATCGAGAAATAAGATCGGATACAGGGATGAGATTACTGCTACCGTAGAGCTTCCAAACGGAGACTTGGTAACGTTTTCGGGAGGAGCTATTGTTGCCGCTCCTTTGGTGACAGGAGTATCTGGAAACGGTCGTCAGAAAACGAAATTGTTTAAATTCGTGTTTGAAGGAAGGGTTGGATAATGGAAGTTCTGAGAGATCAACAAGAGTACATTACTCGTGATGGATCGAAGTTCAGAATTTCTAAATACGATTGTCTTACGGGGAGGGAGATTATGTTCAAATACTCCGTAAGCAATCTTCCGAAATTAGGTGAATATCAATCATCTCAGGAAGTAGCTCTTAAAAGTATGGGATTCGTTGAGAAAGAACTGCCCAACGGAAAATGGATACGACTTGATACACCATTGCTCGTGAAACAGCACATTACT